GAGCAAGTGGCGTTGCAGACAGACGCTGAAAAAGTCACTGCGGCTCTTGACCACGACAAAGAAATTGTTCGCAACGCAAGCAAATGGGTGGTCAACTTCATTGGGACGGTTCGCCCCACCATCACATACATTTTTGTTTTGGAGTTGGTTGCAATCAACGCATTTCTTTGCTACTACCTATACACAAACCCCGGCCTGATTACAAGCATTGATGATGTGCTGCGATACGCCGACATTGTTTTCAGCGAAGACGAGATGGCGCTTTTGTCGGGAATTATTGCGTACTGGATGGGTAGCCGAAGCTGGAGCAAGAAGTGAAGCTCTCCAAGGCTGGCGCTGACCTGATGCACCAATACGAAGGGTGCAGAAACAAGCCTTACCTGTGCCCGGCGCACATTTGGACCATTGGCTACGGTCATGTCTTGTACCAAGAGCAGATCAGGCTGCCCATGGTCCGCCCCGAGGGCAGGACTGACATTCCCATGATCCGCAAGGAATACCCACTGAAACCGGAGGATGCCCGTGTCTGGACAAAACAGGAGATCGAGGAACTATTCGCGGCTGACGTCGCAAGTTTTGAACGCGGTGTTCTTCGACTTGTTCCCACTGTTGCTGGCCGTCAAGGCAGCTTTGACGCTCTGGTCAGTATTTCCTTCAATTTTGGGCTAGGCAACCTCCAGCGGTCCACCATTCGGATGAAGGCCAACCGTGGGGACTGGGAGGGCGCAGCCGATGCGTTCAGGGTGTGGACCAAGGGCGGGGGTAAGGTTTTGCCGGGGCTGGTTAAGCGCCGGGAGGCCGAGCGTTCCCTTTTTTTGAGTTAAGTGCGAAAATGTCGCACATCACGGAACTTCTTTGACTGGAGCCCCTTATGAAAACCACGCCTGTTTGGAACAAAAAGCGTCCTAAAAGCCTTGGAAAACCCAAGGCCCTGACCCCGGCAAAGAAGGCCTCTGCAAAAGCCGCCGCCAAGAAAGCAGGACGCCCATACCCTAACCTGGTAGACAACATGCGCGCTGCAAAGGGGTAAAAATGGGCCTCTTGCGACTTTCCCTGAAGCCAGGCATAGACAAGCAGAATACCGAATACGGTGCTGAGGGCGGCTGGGTGGATGGCGACTACATCCGGTTTCGCTACGGCCTGCCGGAGAAAATTGGCGGTTGGACCGCTTTTAACAATACCCAAGATAGTTTTGTTGGGCTAACCAGCGAAGTGTTTACCTGGAACAGCTTAAGCGGAGCGCCCTACGCGGTCCTCGGAACCAGCCGCAAGGTCTATGCCTTTTATGGGGGATTTTGGGCCGACATCACTCCCATTCGAAGCACCGGCACTGCCACCTTTGACACGGTCAATGGTGCCGTATTGGTAACCGTCAACGACGCAGCACATGGGGCCGTGCAGGGCGACTTCGTCACCTTTGACACGGTCACAGGCAACCCAGGTGGCATTCCCGACGCGGACTTGGAAAACGAGTTTGAGATTCAAGAGGTCTTGAGCAGCGGCACTTACACCATCCTGTCCCCCACCGCAGCTACCAGCACCGCTGCTGCGGCTGGAACGGCCAATGCCTCCTACCAAATCAACGTCGGAGGAGACAAAAGTTTTGTCGACTTCGGGTGGGGCACCGGCACGTGGGGCCTTAGCACCTGGGGCACGCCTCGCCCGCCCTCTGCTTCTTTATCACTGCTGGCCAGAGTCTGGCAGTTTGACAACTACGGCGAGAACCTGATCCTCCAGTTAGTGGACGGCGGCATCTACGAGTGGGCACCGTCCGGGGGCCTCAACACGCGGGCCGTGGCCATTGCAGGAGCGCCCACCAAATCCAAGTACGCTTTGGTGTCTACGCCGGACAGGCACCTGGTGTGCTTTGGCACGGAGTCAACGCTTGGTGACCCCACCACCCAAGACCCGATGTTTGTGCGCTTTTCAACCCAGGAAAACATTGGCGAATTTGTAGGCACAGCCACCAATTCGGCCGGAGGGCAACGGCTCACGGACGGCAACGAGATCATCTCAGCGCTGCGCTCGCGTGGCCAGATTTTAATTTGGACAGACACTTCACTGCATGGCCAGCAGTTCATCGGTCCAACCTACACCTTTGGATTCCAACAGCTGGGTGCCAACTGCGGCATCATCGCGCCTCATGCAGCAGCGGATGTCAACGGCGTGGCGTATTGGATGAGCAAGGACGCCTTCTTTGTCTTTGACGGCACGGTCAAGAAGATTCCTTGCACCGTGCAGGACTACGTGTTTGAGGACCTCAACATTGCCCAGGCCCCCGCTGTCAACGTGGGCATCAACACCCAATTTAATGAGGTGACGTGGTACTACGCTTCGCTCAGTAGTGACTATGTCAACCGCTTCGTGACATACAACTACATGGAAAATGTCTGGTCGGTGGGCTCCATGGCGCGCACCGCGTGGACAGATATTGGGGCTTTTGAAAAACCCTTGGCCACAGAGTACCTGCCTTTAGATGAGTCAGCTACTATTACTCCCATCTACGGTCTGACCGCTGGCCGCACGCACTTGTTTAACCAAGAGGATGGTGTCGACGCCAATGGGGAGCCAATTGAGGCTTACCTTTACTCCGGCTATTTCGACATCGGCGACGGTGACCAGGTGCTGTTCATGAAGCGGTTTATTCCTGACTTTAAGCGCCAGGTGGGCAACCTGACTGTTCGCCTGCTGCTGCGCCTGTACCCACAGACCAGTGCTACGCCGAGCTCATTAGACCCCTACATCATCACGCCCACCACCGACAAGGTGGACACACGGGCGCGAGGTCGCCAGATTCAGTTGCGCATTGAAAGCGATGAGCTGGGCGGCTGGTGGCGCTTTGGCACGATGCGCGTTGACATCCAACCGGATGGAATCCGATGAGCAAAATCAACAACGTCAGGCTGCCCAACGCGAGTACTGGCGAGTATGACCCCGCCCAGTTCAACCAGCTTGTGCGTTCGCTTGAGCAGATTGTCTTTCAGCTTAACAGCACCTACACCCCTGTTGTCAGCCAAAATACAGCCAGCGCAGCTACATGGATGGGAATGGGCGGCGGTGCGGGCGGCGGCTTTGCGGGCGGCCTTCGGGGGTTTCAACTGTCTAACGGTATTTTGCAGCCGCATGCCATGTTGATGTCTGCCGTGGATCAGGGCAGTGCAGGCATCACCAGCGAAAACATTGTGACCTACGACAACGTGGTAATTTCCAACGGCATCCGTGTGGTGGACAACAGCAAGATTTATGTGCCGTGCTCAGGGCAGTACCTGGTGACATTCAGGTTCCAGGTGTCCAATCGCAGCAACAGCGTAGCTGAGTTTGAAGTATGGGCTAAGGACACGGGAGTTAATTTTCCCCTTAGTAACACGCGTTTTGACGTATTGGCTCGTAAAAGCGCCAGTATAAACGCCCACACAGTGCCCACCGTTACTGGCATTTTTACCGTCACCGACCCCTCTGTGAACTACCTTGAGATTGCCTGGTGGTCAGATAACATTGATGTGTTTTTGGAGAACTATCCTGAGAACACAAGCCCCACACGGCCTTCGATCAGTTCGGTGATTTTGACCATTAACTTTATTTCGGCGGCTTGATCATGGCAAACAAGTATTTACGCAAGAATTTGACCCCGTCAGCAGCCACGGAAACGGCCATTTACACCGTGCCCAGTGCAAACACGGCCGTTGTGTCGTCGCTGCGCGTGACCAACCGCAATGCAAACGTGGCTACGCTGGCCATTAACGTCTACCCAAGCGGCGGAGCCACGGCCTATGCCTTGTTGAAGGGATATTCACTGCCCACGAGCCAGACCATGGACGCTTTCAGCGGCGTTCCGTGCATCTTGGAGACCGGAGATGTCTTAAAAGTCACCTCCAGCGTGGCAACCGTCGACTTTCACATGTCTTATTTAGAGATAGACAGAGCCTAAACAGTGGACAAAACTTGACTTTTTGTTGGATAATTTCAGCCATTCACGCGTCCTTTCCCGACGCGCGGCCCATGAGGCCTTTGGCAAAAACCGGAAAGGACTATCATGGCAAATGAAGGAATCATGGCCCTGCCTCAAGGCATGGGCATGCAGGGCGCAACCCCTCGGGCAGAAAAACCCACCGTCACGAGCGCGGATTCGTATGACGCCGTTTTGACGGCGCTCAACATAACAGACCCTCAGCAGTTTGAGATGTTCAAACGGCAGATCAGGGGCAGCTTCCAAGGGGCTGAGATTCCTCCCCAAGAACTGACTGCCTTGATTGGCATTCTTGAGCGTCTGGTCGAAACCCCCGAAGACTATCCGGAATTTGCCCAACTGGCCCAGGCCGATGGCATGGAGGTTCCAGATCAGTTTGATCCCGAATTCGTAGGGGCCCTGATCGTCGTCTTAAACGAGCTGCAGATGGGCGCGGCCGAAACTGCACAGGACGTGGCCACCATTGGCCCCGTTGTAGAGGGCTTACAGCCTGCCCAATTTGCCGAAGGCGGCCTGGCCGACATGGCCTCTTATCTGCGTTCCCAAGGGCGTGGGGGTGACACCGTTTTGGCGCACATCACCCCCGGTGAGGCGTCTATGCTGCAAAGTCGCGGCGGCGCAGGAACCATCAACCCTGTCACCGGCTTGCCTGAATACGGCTGGTTGTCGAAGGCCTGGAAAAGCATAACTGGGGCGGTCAAGTCCGTGGTCAAGGGGGTCATCAACGTCGTCAAAGATGTGCTCAAGAGCCCTATTGGACGGATTTTGGGCACCATTGCGTTAGCCACGGTCCTCGGACCAACCGCCCTTGGTCTGAGCCTGGGCACCGCCGGTACGGCTGCTGTAGCGTCTGGCGCTGTGACTTTGGCAGCGGGCGGCTCCTTTAAAGACGCGCTGGTCTCTGGCGCTATGGGCTACTTTGGCGGTGGCGGAACCATCGGGGGCGTTAACCCTGTGGCATCCCTTGGTAGCTACTTGCCAGGCGCAGCGGGCAGTGCACTGAACGTAGGTTTGGCCACAGGCGTGATGGGTGCTGGTATTGGTAAATTGAGTGGAATGAGCACGGCAGATGCCTTGAAAATGGGCTTGACTTCGGGTGTCGGCGCAGCGGGAATGACGGCCTTGCAAGGCACAGGCCCTGCTTCTACGGAAGGCGGGGGAGCAGACGCTCCCACGGAAAGCGGAGGTGGGGGCGGGACCGTCGACGCGCCTGGTCAAGTGGGCACTGCCGGGGAAGTCGGATCGACGGGCCAAGTCGGATCGACGGGCCAAGTCGGATCGACGGGCGAGATTGGAACCGCAGCGGACCTCTTGGCAGGTGGCAATCAACAATATTCCGGCTCTGGCCTGAAGATGCCTGCGATGGGCTCTTCCACTGGTTTTGACGCAGCTGGCAACTTCAAGGCTGACTACAGCTTGGCAGGTGCTCCTTCTGCTCCTGTCCCAGGTATGGAAGGCGCGATGGGCACGGGCCTGCGCGCTCCCGTTTCTCCTGCAATGACACCGTCTGGCGCTGCAAACTACAGTTTGTCCAGCGTTCCATCTGCTGCACAGCCCGCTGGCTTTGTCGGCAAGATGGTGTCAGGGGCCAAGGACCTCTACAACGAATATCTCTCGCCCACCCGTTTAGGCTTGCCGGCAGACGCAGGGGTCATCCAAAAGTACGGCCCCTTGGCCCTTGCAGGCACCGCTGTTATGGCCGCCACAGGCGGCATGGAGGGGGAGCCCGCCAACCAGAACCCTGCGTTTAACCGCAACTACACGGGCTCTGACTACATGCGAGACAACCCCGATAAGTTTAAAGGAGGCTTGAGTTCTTACACCAAGCCTGAAACACCGGACAACCCAATCGTGCCTACCCCGTCGTACGCGACTATTCCAATCGGCGCGCCCGGCACTGTCGTCCCAACGGGTGTCACCATGAGCCCTGGTGGCGTGGCGCAGCCCTACAACGTGGCGGGTCTGTACGGTGTTCCGCTGATCTACGGTCCCGACGGTCAGCCCCGTCGCATGGCCAAGGGCGGTGACGCCCAAATGACGCATTTCCCGCGCAAGAACGGGCCAATCAATGGTCCGGGCACAGGAACCTCGGATGACATCCCAGCGATGCTGTCGGACGGCGAGTTTGTGTTCACGGCCAAGGCTGTGCGCAACGCCGGAGGCGGCAGCCGTCGCAAGGGCGCTGCTCGCATGTACAAGATGATGAAAATGCTCGAAGGCGGAGCCGTTAAGGGGAAATAAATGGCAGACGAAACAGTCACCCAACAGATAGTCCGGGAAGCCCCGGAGATCGAAGCGTACAAGCTCAAACTACTGGAAGAAGCTCAGAAACTGGCTTTTAACCAAGGTGGCGGTCAGTCCCTTGCACAGCAGCTCCCCAACTACCAAGTAGCTGGGTTTTCTCCTGCACAACAGGCTGCCATGAAGGCGGCCGAAACGCAGGGAATAGGGGCGTTTACGCCTTACATGACTGCGGCAAACCAAGCATTGGGCGGTGCATACACGACCACGGCTGAAGCGGCTGACATCTTGCGCGGTGCGGACACACGCAAGCAGTTCACGGATGCCCAGGCTGCCATGGGCCAAGCGGGTGGCGCTACAGCCAACATTACGTCCGGCATTGGACAAATCAACCAGGGCCTGGGTTATCTTGACCAGGCCGCGCAACGTGCTGGGGCATCCGACACCACTGGCCAGTTTGGCGCGGCGCGTCAAGACTTAGACAGGGGCATTGGAGCACTGGCCACGGCCCAAGACATGGCTGCCGCGTCCAGCCAAGCAAACCTTACGCCTGCAACAGCGACCATTGGCCAAGGCATTGGGGGCTTGACCCAAGCGCAGCAGATGGCATTGGCCAGCGGCAGCGCAAATTTCGGCGGCTCTCAG